CTTGGGATACCAATAGAATATTCTAAAATATCTGCGATGGATGAAGAAGGGCTTGTTTTAAATATTCAATTTGATGAGGTAAGTGATGAAGAAACCTAATCCAGTTAAAAAAAATATGGACAAGTTTCATAAACCTAAAACACACAGAGATAAAACTAAGTATACTAGAAAAGGAAAGGTAACTGATGATGCAAATTGAAGATATGAAAGAAGCCATAGTTGAAAACGAAATGGAATATGTTAGAGAAATAACTTTTAAAAATAAATGGGACGAACTATTTGATTATGTTTATGCTCATTCTTATAGAAGTTTTAAAAACATAGACGATAAAGATGTTATAGAACTTTATACTAATATATATGGAGATATAGATGAATGAAATAGAAAAGATAGACTACATCTATGGAGCAATTAAAGGAACGCTATGGGCTATTGAGAACGATGTAAACGAAATGCCAGTAGCAGAACTTGAGAACTCTATAGAATTACTTAAAGACTTGAGAGAACCTCTATTCCAGGAATTAAAAAGAGATATCGAAGGTTGGGATAGTATGGCCGAAGCTGTAAAAAAACGAAATTAATTTTAACTACAAGAGGAAACGATAATGAAAAAGAAAAGAACCAATAGATATGTAATGACTGTTCATAAAGGAGATACGTTACAGGAATATAAACTTGAAGGAGTTAGGAACGCTGTTAAGTTTATTAATAAATATCTTAGCAAAAAACTTTATGTAAAATTACACGGAAGATTTGGAGAAAAGAATCCTCATCTACACAAGTACACAAGCTCTAATGGACATATAAACTGGCGCGAATGTAGACTCGAAGATGCAGTTAGATATGATGTATATATTTATGAGAGATAAAGACAATCTAATAAAAGCTTTACCTTTATGTATTTGGTTAGTCTTAGTTTTAGGAATTGTAATATGGGGGATTTGACATCCCTCTATTACTTCTTTAAAATCCCTATAGAGATCTGGAGAATATAATTGAACGCAAAGAAAATTAAAGCATTAAGAAAGAGAATAAAGCCATTACAAGTAGAATGGCTAAAGACTCTGTTGAACGAAGAAGAGGCAGCACAGGTCTCTATAGATAACATAGATCAATTAGCACCTACCCAGGATTATTATATGGCTAATCGAACTATGTATCTATCTTTTATGACTCCCAAATGGATTATGAAATACTTAAAAAAGTATCCTCATATTAATTCGTTTGCTGAATTGTCTCAGTATTACGAAGATTGGAGAGCAAAGAATAAAGGGAAGTTAAACTGGAACATTTAACGAAGGAGGTATTATGAGAAATAATTTTTTAACAGTTGTAGTAACGCTTATTATTGTAGGATTTGGAGCAAATCTTTTTAGTAAACATGTCATAAATAGACTTGAAAAAAATGAACTATCTATTAATCACACTAATTCTGTAATCTCTGAAATAGAAAAGTCTATACAAGATATAAGTGCCAGAACTGCACAAGCAATCTCAAGTAATGAACTACGAAATGCTTACATAACTATTGAGGACAACAAACGCTTTTTTGAGTATGAAGTTAAAATGTCCAGGAAAAGTATCGAAAAGTTTATCTCAAAGTTGAACGAAGATATGGAAGGATTGAACGACATGGTAAACAAAAACAATTCTAACAATCAAATCTTAGAAGAAAAATTAAACTTTCTTTTACAAGAAATAGAACTTCTTAATCAAACTCAGGATATAATCGAAGATCCAATAGAAACTCCACAGGCTTTAGATACTTTAAGAGGATCGTTAGCTATCGAATCGTATAGAGAAGAAGAACAATGTGCCTATGAACTAATGTCAGGCACACAGAATAAAACTTCTCTTATACAGAAAGCTGTAGACAGGGAAAGACGCAGAGGAGATTACACGCTTGTTGTTTCTTTTGATGTCAATAATGGTACTGCAATTATATCGAATGTTAATTCAAATGACGCACCAAATAGATTAGAAAAAGCTGTACAATCTTATGTTTCTCAGTTAAAATTTGTAGCTAAAGATAGCTTACAATCTAATTGTGAAATGTCTTTCAATTTAAATGTAACATAAACGAGGTAAAAAAAATGGCAGAAAATAATTTTAATCCTGCAAGTGGTGTTGGCGAAGTTACAGGTCGCGCCTATTACGCTAGTGTAACAACTCCAAATACTACCTTTGATCACAAATGGGAAGTTAATCTTGTATTAGATGATGAAACTCTAGCTGATTTTGAAAACAGAGGACATCCTGTTAAAGAAAAAGATTACGGTAGATTCGTAAACTTTAAGCGTAATGTTAATAAGAAAGGTGGCGGACAAAATCCTAGACCAGTTCTTATCAACGAAGATAGGCAACGAGTAGATACACTTCCGAAGATTGGTAATGGCTCAACAGTCAAAATCCAATACGGAGAATATTCGTGGGAATACAATGGCAAGTCAGGTAAAGGCAGAGACTTAAAAGCTATACAGCTTGTTGAATTAGTAGAGTATGTAGAGCCTGATGGCGCAGGGATGTATGACGAAGGAGACTTCTAATGACTCAAGAAGATAAACCTTACATTACTATTGATGATGTGCAGATATACGTAGAGGATCTACCTGAAGAAGCACAAGGAGTTTTTGGTAGAGTACAAAGACTAAATCAAAAGAAAGTAAATCTAACGCTTGATCTCGAAGAGGTACAAGCAGGGCTAAACTTTTTTACTAATAAGATTGTTGATATAGTAAATAGTGATGCTCCAACAACAAAGGAGGAAGCTAACGAAGAAGAAGTGAAATCAAACAAATAATCATCGTTATCCTAGATACCTCATTTAATACTCCTTAGACTCTTGTTTTGGTGAGGTATCTAGACTTTCTTTTAAATATTGGGGAACAATAATGACAAGACCAGAAAGCAAATTTGTAAAACATATTCCATGCGAAGCCTGTGGCAGTAAAGACAACAACACACTATATGATGACGGACACACATATTGTTTTGGTTGTAATAAAAGAACATCAGGCAAAGAATCATATAATACATACACAGGCATGGCGCACAGGACAGTAAGCGCATTACCTACAGATAAAAATACTTTTCTTCATTCTTATAAAGGCTCATACAATGCACTAGAAGATAGAAAGATTAGTCTTAAAACTGCTAAAGCTTTTGGAGTATTATCTAGTAACAATAAACATGTGTATCCTTACTATAATAATAATGAAGTAGTCGCTACTAAAACCAGAGAGATTGCTACTAAAAAGTTTTACTCAGGCGGTAACTTTGAAGGCACAGGATTATTTGGAGAACAGTTATATCGAAACACCGGTGGTAAGTATCTTACAATTACAGAAGGCGAGTGTGATGCCATGGCTGTCTATGAAATGTTTGGCGGTAAATGGGCAGTAGTATCTCTCAAACGTGGGTGCGCCTCTGCTGTAAAAGATATTAGAGAAAGTATAGAGTTTGTAGAAGCTTATGAAAATGTAGTACTTGCATTTGATAATGATGATGCAGGACAGAAAGCAGCAAGACAAGTAGCTAGAATACTAAAACCAAACAAAACTAAAATTATGTCTTTTCCTACTGGCTATAAAGACGCTAACGATATGCTCAAGCAAGGCAAATATGAAGAGTTTACTAAATCCTGGTGGGAATCTAAAACATACACACCATCAGGTATCCTAGAGTTATCAAGCAAAAAGAACGATTGGTTACAGCGTGAAGACAAAGAAAGTATTCCTTATCCGTGGGAAGGCTTGAATAAAAAACTATATGGTATGCGCAAAGGAGAGTTAGTTACTCTTACTGGAGGCACAGGTTTAGGTAAATCAAGTGTCACTAGAGAACTAGAACATTGGCTAATTAAAAACACTAAAGACAATGTAGGCATTGTGGCTCTAGAAGAAAACTGGCTTAGAACTGCAGACGGAATAGTATCTATCGAAGCTAACGATAGAATCTATTTATCTGAAAAAAGATCTAAATATTCTAATGAAGAACTAGAACAAATGTTTGACAATGTGATAGAAGATGGTAGAGTATTTATTCATGCTCATCTTGGCGCAACAAATATTGATGAAATTTTTTCTAAATTACGTTACATAATCGTTGGTTGCGAGTGTGAATGGGTAGTTGTTGATCATCTACACATGTTAGTAAACGTAATGACAGAAGGAGATGAGAGACGAGGAATTGATAGTTTAATGAATCGTCTTAGATCTCTTGTAGAAGAAACAGGAGTAGGCATGATTCTTGTTTCTCATTTAAGAAGAGCAGCAGGAGAAAAAGGACACGAACAAGGTATTGAAGTATCCTTATCTCATTTAAAAGGATCACAAGGAATATCACAGCTTTCTGATTGTGTTATAGCACTTGAAAGAAATCAACAGGCAGATGATCCAGAAGAAGCAAACACAACAAGGGTAAGAGTTTTAAAGTCTAGATACACAGGGGATACTGGACTTGCTTGTAGCCT